TCCTGCCGAACCTGCCGAGCCGAAGGTGCAGGACACCGCACTTAACGGCGCCCAAGTGACGAGCATGCTCGAGATCGTCACGGCGGTCGCCTTGGGGCAGATCCCGCGCTCGACGGGCGTGCAGATGCTCACGCTGGCATTTCAGATGACCACGGCTGAGGCCGAGAAGCTCATGGGCGAGACGGGCGCCGGCTTCGTCCCAGCGGCCAGCTCAGCACCACCCCCACAGCAGCCCCCGCCGCCCACGTCAGCCCCGCCAACGACTGAGCCAGCGCCGCCGCAGGACAAGTAATGCGCGCGCTCGATCGCTTGGCGCGGCAGCTCGAGTTGATGGGCCGAGTGCCCACGCAACGCAAGCGCAAGCGGGCGATACCGCAAGCGCGACAGCCGTCAGCGGCACGCGTCGCATACCTGCGCGGGATCTTGCAGATGGTCGACGTGCAGCACGCCCGCGTGCGGCGCGACCTGCTGCCGGCCGTGCGCCCCATCATCGAAGCGCACAAGGCTCTTCGGCCGGACGCAATGCAGCTGCGCATCGACGCTACCGGGAGCCGCACCGCCGCCGAGATCGAGCGCATCAAGAAGGACCTGGAGCGCGAGATCCCCGAGCGCAGGATCGCGCTGCTGGCCGAACAGAATGCCCTGCGCGTCGCCGAGCACAGCCGCAAGGAGCTCAACCGGCAGGTTCGCACCGTCGCCAACATCGATGTGCACGCCGATCCGACTGTCCTCGCCGCGCACGTCGAGACGTTTGTCGAGGACAACGTGCGGCTCGTGAAGTCGCTGTTCACCGACGAGCTCGACTCGCTCAAGGGGATCGTGTTGCGCGGCGCTCGGGCCGGGCTCCGGTACGAGGAGATCGCCGACGATATCGTCGAGAAGTTCGGTGCCACCAAGCGTCATGCCGCGCTCATCGCTCGCGATCAGGTGACTTCACTGAACGCCGAGCTCACTCGCATCCGTCAGGAGCAGGTGGGCATCGAGCAGTACACCTGGTCGACGGTGAAGGACGAGCGCGTGCGCAAGAGTCACCGCGCGCTCGAGGGGACCACGCAGCGCTGGGACTCGCCACCCACGGTCGACGGCGAGAAGGCGCACCCCGGCCAGCCCATCAACTGCCGGTGCCAAGCCATCCCGGACGTCGATGCGATGCTCCGCGAGGCCGGGCTCATCACCGGCACGACCGAGCCTCCGCTCCCACCCAGCACTCCCCGCCGGCTGTCGGTGGTGCCGCCTCCTGCGCCCGCGCCCCGGCGGACGCGCCGCCGGTGACGAGATCGGGCTCGTGCGCGGCCATCGGTGCGCGCGGTGCTCGACGAGCTCACCGCGGCGTGACGCTCAACCCGTCTGGCGCAGCTTGCCGTCAACGTGGACTCGCAATCCAACCAGCCCGGCGGACTCGAGCTGCGCCTGCAGCGCGAGTTCTACGAACTGGCCCGGATGGTAGCCAAGTCTCTCCGCCCACTCCGCCGCTCGCGCCGCGCTGACAGACTCTCGACCCTTCTCGATGTCGTTGAGCCGCTGTCGCGACACCCCCAGCGGCTTCGCGAACTCGGCCAGCGTCTTCTCCTCGCAGGTGCGGATCGACCACAGCATGCGGCCGAAGGTCAGGGGGCCGCCCGTGATTCGTTCCAGCGTTCGCAGCGCTTTGCTCTTTACCATTGCCATCCCCATTTCAATACTTGTGCTTGTTGACGTCCACGATAAGCACGATCTGGACTTCGCTCGACACGACCTCATAGATCGCGCGGTAAGCCCGGTTGAGCCGAATGGAGCGCTGACCCTGGCGGTCGCCCTTGAGCGGCTCGTCGTGGTACCCGGGCACTTTGCGCACGACCTCGAGACCGTCACGCTCCACGGCGACGATCCAGCCCTGAAGCTTGAGCGCGATGCGGGCCGGGACCTTCTCGAGCGCCTTTTCCACTCCCCGCCCCAACTCCACTCGGGTAACCACTCTCCTATTGTACCCGATTGACGGGTACGTGCAAGCGGCTTGAGAGCTGTTGCGGTTCGGTCCACCCCCGCTAGACGTGTAGGGGTGAAGCGCCCATCCGGTAGCGTGCAGGCTTGACACCCTAAAAAGCCGCGCATACCAGCGGCTCGTGCGCGTCAACCGCTTCGACGTAGCCGAGATCGGCAGGCCCGTGCGGACCCCGCAGGGGTTCCTCCGCGTGCCTGCGTTCCTGACTCGGGCTGGCGTACTTGAGTACAAGCGCGCCGACGGCACCACCGTCCGGGAGCTGCGGCACCCCGACGAGGTGTTCCGGCCCGACTCGCTCGAGTCGCTCTCGGCTGCGCCACTTACCGATCTGCACCCCAAGGAGATGGTCAACCCGAAGAACGTCCGCACGCTGCGGGTGGGGCACGTCGGCGAGGCGGTGAGGCAGGATGGCCAACGGGTCGCGGCGACCGTCACCATCGAGGACGAGCAGATGATCGCCGCGGTCGAGCGTGGCGACCGGCGCGAGATCAGCTGCGGCTATGCGTGCGTCGTCGACGCGACGCCGGGCGAATGGGATGGTGAGCGCTACGACGCGGTGCAGCGTGACATCGTGTACAACCACGCCGCGCTCGGGCCGCGCAACTGGGGGCGCGCCGGCAGTGAAGTCGCGCTGCGCCTGGACTCGGGCGACGCGATGACGGCGTCCGCCTTGGGTGCCCCGCCGGAGTGGCGGAACGACGGGCCGAGCGACCCGGGAGAGGTGGACATGGATCTTGCAACGTTTCGAGTGGACGGCTTCGACGTCCAGGCGCCCAAGCAGTGGGCGCAAGTCATCGAGAAAGGGCTCAAGCAGCGCGACGACGCGCTCGCCGAGCGCACCAAGGAGCGGGACACGGCGCAGGGTCGGGCTGACGCGGCCGAGAAAGAGGTCAAGGACCTCAAGGAGAAGCTCGCTGCGGCCGAGGACCCCAAGCGCTTGGACCAGGCGGTGAACACCCGGATGGCGCTGCTCGAGCAGGCGCGCAAAGTACTGCCCGCCGAGCACAAGTTCGACGGGCAGAGCACGCGCCAAGTGCAAGAGGCCGCTCTCAAGCGACTGGACGACAAATCCGACTTCACCGGCAAGAGCGATGACTACGTTGCGGCACTTTTCGAGCACGTCATCGGCAAAGTGCCGGCGCAGCAAAGTCCCCGCAACGATGCGCTCGACCGCTCTCGGGCGGCCACGACTCCGAGGTCAGGCACTCAACACGCCACCGCACGACAGGACGCTCCCTACGTCCCCGAGTGGCAAAAGCCGCTCGCCACGAGCAAGGACCGGAACTGATGCAACTCTCATACGACTACGCGCAGCCGGTGGCGGTCCTCGGGTTAGTCACCGAGGACTTCACCAAGTACACCGACACCGTGATCCCACAGATCGAGGTCAAAGTCGGCAAGCTGCTCACCGCGGATAAGGCAGCCGGCAAGGTTCGCAACGCAGCGAAGTTACCGGCTGCAGCGGCCGACGTCACCAAGCCCGGAGCCATGGGCATCACGTTTCTCGATCCCACCCGCGAGAGTGGGAGCGACATCCCGGCGATGCGGCCGACAGGAGTGATCCGGCGCGGCCGCGTCTGGGTGCTCGCTGAGTCTGCGGTCGCGCGCTGGACGCACCCGTTCGTGCGCCACGCGGCCGGTGCCGGCGGTACCGAGCTCGGCAGCTTCCGGGGCGACGCGGACACCGCTTCAGCGGCCGAACTGACGCACGCCATCTTTCTCACCGACGCCGGCGCGGGCGACCTCGTGTTGGTCGAGATCGACCTGTTCTAGCCGCGCGAAGGAGACCCCCAGCCATGCTCGTGCAATTACAAACGTTGTCGCCCTACAGCCGAGACCAGATCGCGGGCGAGCTCAGCCGCCTGTCGAGCGAGCACCTCGACGCAGCCGAGGTCGATCGCATCTACAATGCGATGGTCGTGCACCGCGCCGAGCTCTACGGCGCCGATCGCCTCGACGCCAACGAGACCATGATCCTCGAGCACCAGCTCGAGCAGATGCGCGCGCGCTCTGTCGACGTGCAGCGCCCCGAGTTCAAGGCGCGGCGCCTCGTGCCCGTCACCTCGGAGATCGACCCGGGCGCTGAGTCCTGGGCGTATTCGGTGTGGGATCGCGCGGGTATGGCCAAGGTCGTCGCGAACTACGCCGACGATATTCCCAAGGTCGCCACGTTCGCCAAGAAGTACACGCACACGATCGAGAGCATCGCGCTCGGTTATGAATGGAGCTGGCTCGACCTGCTCCGCACCGCTCGCGCCGGTGTCCCGCTGCGCGCTCGCAAGGCCGACGCAGTACGCACGGGCTTCGAGCAGAAGATCGAAGAGATCGCCGCCATCGGCATCAAGGAGACGGGCCTTACCGGCCTGCTCAACAACGCCAACGTGCCGCAGATCAACGCTGCCCCGCCAGGCACCGGGAGTTCGTCTGCATGGGACGGTGGGGACAAAACCGCGTCCGAAGTCCTCGCCGATCTGCTCGCGATGGAAGACGCCGTTATCACCACCACCAAGGGCGTGCTCAGCCCGGACACGCTGGTGCTGCCGCTCGCGCAATACCGCTACATCAGTCGGACGCCGATGTCCACCGTCGCGACTGCGGACCCCAAGGACACGATCCTGAAGGTGTTCCTCGATCAGTCCGAGACCGTGCGCAACGTGGACTGGTGGCACTTCGCCGCCACTGCCGACGGCGGTAACCCGCGCGCGATCATGTACCCGCGCAATCCGTCGGTGGTGCACCTCGAGATCCCGCTCGAGCAGCAGGAGCTCCCGCCGCAGAGCAAGAACCTATCGTTCGAAGTCAACTCAGTCGGGCGCATCGGCGGCGTGGCGTTCGAGTATCCGCTCGGCGCCATTTACATGGATGGGATCTGATCATGACGACCTCGGTCAGAATCAAAAACAAGACAGCGCACGTCAAGCAGCTGCAACTCGGCGGTGGCAAGACCATCGCCGTTCCACCGACGGCCGAGGGGATGCCCGGCCTCGGCGTGAAGTTCGATAGCGACGCGGAGTACAAGCGGTTCCAAGCCGCGCTCGGCAGCGCGGTCGTGAAGCGGTGGATCGAGCGCAAGGAGATCGAGGTGGAGGGCGGCACGGCCGAGGCCGAAGCATCATCGCCGACGCGGCCGCCGCCCCCGCCCCCGCCACCCGCGCCGAGCCCAGCAGAACCCGTGCCGGGCTCCCGGCACTTCGGCCGTCGAGGCGACAGGGAGTAAGCGAGGGTGGCTGTGACCGTCGAACAGATCAAGGCGGAGTTCCCGGAGTTCGCGAACACGAGCGACGCGCTCATCTCCGCCAAGATCTCCGACGCGTATGGGCAACTCTACCCAAGCGGGTGGGGCTCCGGCTACGACCAGGCGGTGAAGTACCAGGCGTGTCATCTGATCGCGTGCTCGCCCGGCGGCGAGTTCGCGCGCCTCGATCCGAACAAAGAGCCCGACGGCGCGACCACGCTCTACGAGCGCCGTTACAACGAGCTGCAGCGGGGCGTCGTCGGAGCCATGGTCGTGTGATGAGCGGCGCGACCCTCAAAGTTACCGATAAGGACGCGGGCTGGGACGCTCTCAAAGACCGCGTGCTCAAGCTATCGGCGCCCGGCGCGTACACGCTCGTGGGCGTGCAGGGGCAAGAGGCCGGCAGTGCGCACCGCGCAGCCGCCCCCATGACGGTGGTTGACGTCGCGGTGACGCACGAGTTCGGTGCGGTGATCCGGACGCGCCGGGGCAAGGAAATCGTGATCCCGCAGCGCAGCTTCATCCGCGCCACCATCGACGAGCACGCCCCCAAGCTGCAGCGCACCGCGGCGGCGCTTGGGCAGGGCGTGCTGATCGGCAAGTTCCAGACGCGCCAAGCGCTCGAACTGCTCGGGCAGCAAGGCGTGGGGCTCATCCAGCAGCGGATCGCTGATGGGATTGCGCCGCCCAACGCGCCTTCGACGATCGCGCGCAAGAAGTCGAGCAAGCCGCTCGTCGACACCGGGCAGTTGCGCGGCTCCATCACCCATCGCGTCGAGGGCGGCTGATGGATTGGCAGCTCTTACACGACGGCCTGCGGCAATGGTTCGCTGACGTCAGCGGCGTGGCCATCACAGAGATCGCGTGGGCAGGCGACCCGGTGGGCATGCGCAGCTATCCATGGGCCGAGCTCACGCTGCTCGGGCAAGCAGCCGAGCCCGGCACCGACGAGGTGCGCGCGACCGGCCTCGGCGACGACCTCGCGATCGAGGTGGTCGGCAATCGTCGCCTGACACTCAGCTGCAAGATCGTCTCGCGTGATCAGCGCCCGGCCTACCGCGCCTATGCGCTGCTCGAGAAGGTGCGCGGACGGCTGTACTTTCCGTCGTCGCAAGCGACGTTTCGCAGTCTCGGCGTGGGGCTTCGCGAGAGCCTGTCGCTCGTGGACCTTGGCCGCACCCATGACCAACGCGAGGAGTCGGTGGCGTCGCTCGACGTCGCATTCAACTGGGTGAGCGCCGAGACCGACGCGCCCACCGGGACCATCGGGAGCGTGGTGCTGGGCGGCACGGTGAAGCGCGACCCCGCAGACGTCGACCCCATCATCATCGCCGACCGAACGATTCCCTAGGAGGCGTGCGTCATGAGCAGCGTGTCGGAAGTCGTCAACGTAACGATCGAGATCAAGGATGCTGCCGTCTCGCAGGCAGGCTTCGGCACCCCGCTCATCGCCGGCTACCACACCTATTGGCCCGAGCTCGTCCGCACCTTCTCGGACGCCGACGAGATGACGCAGCCGCCGATGAGCATGCCGACCACGCACCCGATCTACCTGGCTGCGCGCACGCTCAAGTCGCAGAACCCGTGCCCGCCGCAGTTCAAAGTCGGCAAGACTGCGAGCGCCACCAAGCAGAGCGTCACCATCACGCCGAGCACCCCGGTCGGCGGCGAAGTGTTCAAGCTCGAGGTCGACGGCGTGCTTGTGAGCGTCACCGCGAGCACGACCCCAACCGTATCCGAGATCACCGCCTCGCTCGCTGCCGAGATCAACAACGTTCCGGGCGTGACAGCAACGGGCGGCCCAACCGCGGTCACGGTCGAGAGCGACGAGGATGACGAGGTCCATCGCTTCGAGAGCCTCTCGCCGAATCTCACGATCAAGGACGACACCCCCGACTCGACGACGGGGATCGGCACTGACCTCGCCGCCATCCGCGCCTATGACGCGGACTGGTATGGCCTGCTCCTCGACGACAGCAGCGCCGCGGTGATCGCTGCTGCTGCCGCGTGGGCTGAGACCCAACAAATCATGATGTTCGTCAACCCGAGCGACTCCGACATCAAGAGCGGCTCGGTCACCGACGACATCGGCAGCGACCTGCAAACCGCTGGGTACAACCGAACGGTGCCGCTCTACCACGGCAAGCCCGCGCAGTGCGCTGCGGCCGCGTGGGCAGGGCGGATGCTGCCCAAGGCGCCGGGCTCTGCGACGTGGGCCAACAAGAGCCTTGCCGGCGTGGACAAGTCGCCGCTCAGCGACACTGATCGCGGCGTGCTCAAGGGCAAGAACGTCAACTACTATGTCGACGTGAAGGGGATCGGCTTCACGCTCGATGGCCGCGCAGCCTCGGGCCGGTACATCGACATCACGCACGGGATCGATTGGTTCGACGCGCGCGTGAGCGAGCGCATCGTGGCCCTGCTCGCCAACAACGACAAGGTCGCCTACACCGACAAGGGCATCGAGCTCGTGCGCGCCCAGGTGCTCGGGCAGATTCTCGAGGGCATCAGCGCGACGCTCATCGACGGCGACGCGCCCTACTCGGTGACGGTCCCGAAGGTCGCCGAGATCAACCCCAACGATCGCACCGCGCGCATCCTGCCCGACGTGAAGTTCAGCTTCGTGCTGCAGGGCGCGGTGCACAAGGTGCTCATCAATGGCACCGTCCGCACGGCCCTGTAGAGGAGGTGGCTATGGGATTCAAGGACTGGAACATCAACGACCTCGCCATCAGCCTCAATGCGATCCCGCTCGACGACGGGGGCTACGCCGACGACGAGGTGTTCAGCCTCGAGTGGGACGACTCGCAGTTTCTCGACTTCACCGGCGCCGATGGTGAGGTGTCGCGGTACGCTACCAACAACTTCAAGGCGTTCGTCACGCTGCGCTACGCCAACACCGCCAATGCCAACGATCGGCTGAGCTCGATGCTGCAGGCCGATCTCAGCCTGCCCAACGGCGCCGGCGCCGGGGTGTTCAACGCGCGCGACAAGGAGGGGCGCCTCGTGGTGCTCTCGGAGCGCGCGTGGATCACGGGCTTCCCGGCCTACAAAGCAGGCAAGGCCGTGCAGGTCCTCGAGTGGAAGATCCGGCTGGCCGACGCGCGCGGCTCGTTCTTCGGCGGGCGGTAACCGCATGGCGATCGAAGCCCGCGAGAAGCGCATCGGCGATCACACCTACCGCGTGACGCAGTTCGGCGCCAAGCAGGGCCGGGGGTTGCTAGTCCGCTTGCTCAAGCTGGCCGGGCCGAGCCTCGGCGCCGCGCTCAGCAGCCTCGCCCAGGGCAAGCACGCGGAGGTCGAGGCGGCGGTGGCGGCGGGGTTGAGTCAGGGCCTCTACGAGCTGGCCGAGCGCCTGAACGAGGCGGAGGTGGGCGCGGTGCTCGACGACTTCGCCAAGCAGACTGTGATCGTGATCGGCGATCGGGAGCCGCGCCTGTCCGATGTGTTCGACGTGCACTTCGCCGGCCGCTATGACGAGATGCTGCTCTGGGCGCGGTTCTGCTTGGAGGTGAACTACGCGAGTTTTTTCGTCGGGTCGAACGGCGGCCCCGGCCTGATCGGTCGGATCCAGAGCGTGCTGTCAGCATCGCCGTCCCCGAGCGCATCGACTGGGACATCCACCGTGTCGCCACAAGCACGAGGTACCATTCCGGCCTCGTAGAAATTCAAACCGCATGGTCGCTCGACGACCTGTATGAGGCCCACGACGTGCTGGACATGTACGAAGATCTCGAGCACCTGGCCGCGCGGAGTCGGTCATGACTGTGCTGCGCGAGATCGTCGCGCGCCTGGGCTTCGAGGTCGACAAGACCGGCTTCCAAGCTGCCGAGCGCGGGATCGCCCAGGTGCAGACGCAGCTCGCCGCGACCGGCAAAAAGCTCGGCGTTGTCGGCGCAGCGTCGACGGCTGCAGGCGCTCGGGTGGCCAGCGCAGGCAGCAGGATCGCGGGGGCGGGCAAGGCAGCAGCGAGCACCCAGGCAGGCATGGCGGTCGGCGCGACCGGGGCCTCTGCGTTCGGCGGTGCGCTCGGCAAGCTGGCCGCGGCGGTGGGTATCCAGCAGACCCTTAGCAAGATCGTCCAGCTCGCCTCGGATGCGAACGAGACGGGCAACGTCCTCGAGCAGGTGTTCGGTGCGGAGGGCGCCGGCCAGGTCAAGAGCTGGTCGCAGGCGGCATCGTCCAACCTCGGGCGCTCGCGCTTTCAGCTGCAGGAGTTCGCGGGCGGGCTCGGCGCGATCCTCGACCCGATGGTACAGAACAAAGCCAAGGCGCAAGAGATGAGCACGACGCTCTCGACGCTTGCCGTCGACCTTGGGAGTTTTTTCAACACGACCGATAATGACGCACTCGCCGCGTTGCGGTCCGGGATTTCCGGAGAGGCGGAACCCCTCAAGCGCTTCGGCATCGTGATGCAGGACGCGACGCTGCAGGAGTACGCGCACACCCAGGGCATTCGCAAGAAGCTCTCCGCGATGAGCGTCGCCGAGAAAACCGAGCTGCGCTACCAGTTCATTCTCGCGCGCACCAAGAACGCGCAGGGCGACGCGGCCCGCACCTCTGGCGGCTTCGCCAACTCGAGCAAGGCGCTCAAAGGTGCTCTGCGCGATCTGGGCACGGACATGGGTACGGCGGTCATGCCCATGCTCGAGCGAATTGTGGCAGGCGCATCCAAGGCGGTGGCGTTCTTCAAGGACTGGAGCAAGGGCACCAACGCGCTCGAGCTGGCCATGGGCGCGCTTGGGGCCGCTGCGCTTATACTCGGCGCGCAGATGCTCGCACCGTTCATCGTGCCGGCAGCCGCTGCGGTTGCGCTGATTCTGGTCATCGACGAGCTCTACAACCTGCTCACCGGCGGCAAGAGCGTCGTCGGGACTTTCATCGAGGACATGGGCGGCCTCGGCACCGTCGACGAGTACGTGCGCAACCTCGCGGCCGGTTACGACATCCTCGCCGAGTCGTGGGCCAACCTCTGGGCCGATGCGGACACGAGCAAGCTCCAAGAGCAGATCGGGTGGTTCGGTGAACTCGAGCTGATGGGCGAGCGCCTGTATAACCTCTACACCCGACTCGCCACTGCGATTGCGGATTTTGTCTGGAACCTGCCGGGCGGCGGCGCCATGTGGGGGTTGCAGCGCGGTATTTCCTCGAGCGAGCGCGCTACCGGCCGAGGGGTCAATGCTCCGCTCATGACCCCCGAGCAGGCGCGGCAGAAAGGGCTCGAGGAGCGGGCTGCTGACATCCGCGCCGAGCGCGAGTCGAGCAAGCCAGGCCGGGCGCTCGGGCAAGGGGTCAACGCGCCGGTGGAGGAGATCCGATACGGTCAAGCGGGGGCGACGGCATGGGGCGGCTCGCCAACGGTGAGCGCCCCTGCCGCACCAAGCGGCACGGCGCAGCCGCCCGTGGTCGTGCAGTCGGGCAACACCACCGTCACCGTCAACGTGAACGGCGGCAACCCCGCTGAGGTCCGCCGCGTCGTGCTCGAGGCACTGGCAGCCGAGCGCCGCAAGAACAACGCTGCGATCCCGCGCCCAGGGAGCGGCTGAAGTGGCGAACCGGCACGTCGAGATCGGCGACATCTGGATCGATGTCTCGGTCCGGGAGGGGCATGCCCTGACGGCCGAAGTGACCGAGCACCCTGTCGAGACCGGCGCGGCCGTGGCCGATCACATCCGGCGCATGCCCGACACGATCGACATCGACGGCGTGGTCACCAACCACCCCATCGAGCTGCCCGGGTCCCACGCCGGGACGACGCGCGTCAATCCGAGCCCCATCGAGATCGAGGGCGAGCCGTCTCTCGGTGCGATCGGCTTGGTGCCGGGCGCCAGCCAAGCGGCCGCGCTGCTGGGCGCGATCAAGATCGACGTGCGCAGCAAGCGCGTCTTCTCAGCCAACGTGCTGCACTTCACCGAGCCCTTCGATCGGGTGAGTGCCGTGCACGCTGCGCTCGTGTCGATCTTCGAGCGCCGCGCGCTGGTCACTGTCGTAACGGGGCTGATGACCTATCAGAACGTGGCGCTGACCGCCCTACACATCGAGCGCACGAGCGAGGCGGGGCAGGGGCGCTTGAACTTCTCGGCGTCGGGGCGCGTGCTGCGCATCGTCAGCAGCCAGGCGGCCGACCCTCCCGATCCGGTGGATGAGCGCGCCAAGCCACGCAAGTCGCGCGGCAAGCAGCCGACGCAGCCGGTGAGCACACCGGCAGCGAGCCTAGTCGCACCAGGCGACACGGAAAAGCAGAGCCTGCTCTCAAAGGGCGGTGACATCTCGGTCGCCGACATCTTCAAACACATACTTAGGATAGGGTCGTAACCATGGGGTTCCGACTCATCCCAATCGAGGCATACCCCGACACGACGCAGCAGTCGGAACTCGACGGCCTTACGTACACCTTCCGGTTCCGGTGGAATGAGCGCGGCGCCTGCTGGCACATGGATCTCTCGACGCTCGACGGCACACCGATCGCGATGGGCGTCCGCCTGGTGACGCGCTTCCCGCTGCTGCGCCGCAACCTGCACCCCGAGCGGCCGCCGGGCGAGCTGTATCTACTCGACGGCCAGGCGCGCGACGGCAACGCGACGTTCGAGGAGTTCGGCACGCGATACTGCCTGCACTACATCGAGGCGCCGCCGCCATGACGGTGCTCTTTGACCGCAAGGTGCGCGTGCAGGTCGACGACTTCGTGATCGAGGACCTCGACGTGGCATTCGAGATCGGCAAGTCGCTGTCGCCCAAGACGCCCAACAGCGCCGAGATCCGGATCTGGAACCTCAACGCCGAGCACCGCAAGCGCTTGCAGGAGCTCGAGAAGGTATACGTGTCGCTCGAGGCAGGCTACGTCGGCGGCACATCACTGCTCTTTCGCGGCGACTTGCGCGATGTGCTCAGCACGCGCGAGGGCACCGACTGGATCACCACGATCACCAGCGACAGCGGCCGCCGCGCTCGCAAGCGCCGCATCCTCAAGAGCTTCGCGCCGGGCGCCACGGTCGAAGACGTGCTCAAGGCGGCCGCGAAGGCGATGGGCGTGAACCTCGGCAACACCGCCGCCAAGACTGTCGGGGCCAAGATCCAGGGCACGCAGGCAGGGAAGTTTTTCAACGGCTATGCGCTGGCCGGCGCCATCGAGGCGGAGCTCGACCGCCTCGCCCGCAGCTGCGGCCTCGAGTGGTCGATTCAGGACGACGAGCTGCAGTTCCTCGACCAGGGCATGCCGCTGCAAGAGCTGGGCATCAAGCTGAGCCCCAAGACCGGGCTCATCGGCTCGCCCGAGCCGGGCAACAAGGGGATCACCGAGGCGCGCTGCCTGATGATCCCGGACCTGTTCCCCGGCCGGCGCATCCAGATCATGAGCGAGCACGTCACGGGGATCTATCGCGCCGAGACCACCAAGCACGTGGGCGACACCGCTGGCCATGACTGGTACGTCGATCTCGAGCTGCGCAACGAGGAGCGCAAGCGATGAGTGTCACGCCATCAGACCTGGACATTCAGCGCGCGGCGATGCAGGCCGAGCTGGGCGACGTCCATACGGCCATGCCGGCCGAGGTGCTGCGCGTGCATGCCGGCGAGCACGGGCGGCAGTTCGTCGACGTGCAACCGAGCCTGCAGCGGCGCGCACCGAACGAGGATGGCGTCATGGTCGACGAGACGCTGCCGGTGATTCCCATGGTGCCGGTGGGCTACATGCAGGGCGGCGGGTTCTTTATCTCGGTGCCGCTCGCGCCGGGCGACTTCGTGCTGCTGGTGTTCGCCGAACGGTCGCTGGACCAATGGCTGCAGACGGCGCGTAAAGGCAGCCAGCGGGCGATTGTCCCGGGCGACATGGGTACACACAGCCTTGAGGGCGCGGTGGCGCTGCCGTGCGGGCCAGCCCCGCGCACGGCGTTGCTCGAGGGCGTGCATGAGACGGACCTGGTGATCGGGCATGTCACCGGAAGCCGGGTCCAGATAACGAAAGATGGCTATGTTCTCACGGGCGGCAAGACAGACCACGACTTTGTGGCGCTGGCGGCGAAAGTGGATGCGCGCTTGAAGGCTATTCAGGAGAAGTTCGATGCCCACACGCATGTGGTGTCTACGACGGGCTCGGCAACCGCCCAGTCCGGTACGGCAGCAGCACCCGCGTCTGGGATCGGCGCTCTTGACCCAACGGCCGCAACGAAGGTGAAGGCGACCTGACTTGACCGGCTCCCGGTCCCCGCATACCAGCGCCTCGTGTCGGACCTGGCGCTCGATCCTGCGACTGGCGACCTGGACTTGAAGGGCGGCGCCGTGCGCCTGTGCCACGGTGCCGAGGCCGTCGCGCAGCTCTGGGCGTTCCACATCACGATGTTCCGCGGCGAGTGGTTTCAGGACCGCTCGCTCGGCATCGACTACCAGAACGACATCCTCGAGAAGGGTGTCAACCCGGCGGTGGTGCGCGCGATCTTCGCGACTGCGACGCGCGCGGTGCCCGGCGTCGCTGACGTGCGCGACATGCGACTGAGCCTGGACCGCACCACCCGCGAGCTGACCGTGCAGGCCGAGGCGGTGCTCAGCAATGGGCAGGACGCGTCGCTCGGACTGACCGAGACGATCGGGGGATCGCGATGAGCTTCGGTCTCACGCCCGAGGGCTTCGTGCCCAAGAGCCTCGAGGACGTGCTCAGCGACGTGGTGACTCGCCAGCGGGCAGACCTCGGCCCCGACATCGACACGAGCCCGTTCAGTGTGCTCGGCCAGCTCAACGGCATCTTTGCAAGCAAGGTCGTCGAGCTCTGGGAGTCCGGCCAGGAGCTCTATGACGCGCTCGACCCGGACATGGCCAGCGGCGTGCAGCAGGACGCGCTCTACAGCCTGACCAATACGCTACGGCGCGGCGCAAAGAAGAGCACGGTGACCGCCACCGTCAACCTATCGGCGGCCACCACCATCGCGGCTGGCGACGCGGTGGCGAGCGTGCAGGGCAACCCGGTTGCGCGGTTCGTGAACGTGCAGCCCATGCTCAACCCGGGCGGTGCACCCGCGAACGTGAGCGTGCTGTTCGAGGCCGAGGAGGTTGGGCCGGTCGTCGCGAACGCGACCACGCTCAACGTCATCGAGACGTTCATCGCGGGCTGGAACTCGATCACCAACGCCGAGGACGCAGCGCTTGGGTCCTTCGTCGAGACCGATGCCGCGTACCGCATCCGGCGCCTCAATGAACTGGCGGCAGCTGGCGGCGGCACGGTGAGCGGCATTCGCGCCGACCTGTCGCGCGTGCCCGACGTGGTGGCGGTCGCGGTGCTCGAGAACGTGACCGACGTCACGGACGCTGATGGCCTGCCGCCGCACTCGATCGAGGCGATCGTGCGGGGTGGTGACGCGCAGGCGATCGGCGAGAGCATCGCGACCAACAAGGTCGGCGGCATCCGTACGCACGGCACCGAGCCACCCGTCGAGGTGGTCGACGAGCAGGGCGAGACGTACGAGATCTATTTCAGCCGCCCCGACGAGGTCACGGTGTTCCTCGCGATCGATGTGGTGACCAGCGCCGAGTACGTGGGCGACGAGGCGCTCGCGCTCGCGCTGCAAGCAGCCACCACCAACAAGCTCGACCCCGCGTATCTCGACGTGGGCACTGATGTCTACTCCGGCCAGATGGTGCGCGTCGCACTGCGGGTGCCAGGCGTGCTCAATGCCAGCGTCGGATTGTCGCTCACTGCCATCAGCGCTCCCGACGCGGGCCAGCCGTCGATTGCGATCGCGAGCCGACAGTTGGCGATCGTGCTGCCCGACAACATTGCCGTGGCGGAGTTCCCGTCATGAACCTCATTCTCACGCACGAGGCCGATGCGGTCGCGCTTCTTACCGATCGCTACCGCCAGCCCAAGATCTCCGCCCTGCTCGCGGCGTGGACGGCCGAGGTGCAGGCGCTCGAGCTGGCCTACTGGGACTTGCTCACCAAGCGCTCGCCCGCCACTGCCGAGGGCGCGGTGCTCGATCTACTCGGCAAGATCGTCGGCCAGCCGCGAGAGGGCCGCACTGATGAGCAGTACCGGGTATGGATCAGTGCGCGCGTCCTCGTCAATCAGAGCTCGGGGCTGTCGCGGCAACTCATCGCGCTGGCCGCAAAGCTCTGCCAAGTGCCGATCCGCATCGAGGACCACTATCCCGCGGCGTTCACGATCCACGCGATGGGGCCGGTGCTGGGCGCTGACGGCGCGGAGATCGCGCAGCTCATCGTGCTGGCCAAGGCGGCCGGCGTGCAGGCGTTCTTTCACTGGTACGACTCGACCACGGCGTTCCGGTTCTCAGTCAGCGGCGAGTCGGTCTACGACAGTCCGCGCGGCTTCAACGAGGGGCGGCTCTCTGCAATCAGCGACGGCCGCGACATGGAGTACCGCGAAGAGGAGCGACCCGTGGCCCCCGCCGGCAGCATCTTGGTGGTGCTCTAATGGAACTCAAACTTCCAACGTGGGCTTCGGCACCACCGGCCGGATACCCTGGTGCGGTCCAGCCGCCCGCTCCTAAAGCTGCTGCGGGATGGCAGAACGGCGAGGAGCCACCGGCAGGTACCTTCAACTGGGTGTTTCAGGCCGTCTCGGACGTCAGCAACGAGGTTGCCAATGCGATCGTGGGAGCAGGCCACGCGCTGGACGCCGCCCGAACCGATCAGCTGCTGGCAGCCATTCAAACACTGATCGGACGCGCTCAGCTCAAGACCGCGCTCACAACGCTGCGCGTGATCCACGACACCGCAGTCGGGCCGCAGACACTGGCTGCGCTCGCGCGTGCGCCGGGAGCCGCGGGCAGAGCGATCGCCGTCGGGACAGCCGCGACCATTCAAGCCAACGGCGGCCCCCACACGAACTTCGCAGCGCAGACTGCCGCTGCCCCGTTCACCAGCGACTTCAACGACATCACCTACGACCCGACGCTCGGGCTGTTCATCGCGGTCGGGAAGGCGGGCGAGATTCAAACGTCGACGGGCAATGGCACCTGGACGCGTCGTGCAACCGGCGGCACTCACTTTCGCAAGGTGCTGACCAATGGGCTCGGCTTGTGCGTCGCAGTCGGCGAACAGAACCTGATCAAGTATTCGACCGAGGGCACGACGTGGAACACGGCGAGCGCGCCACCCCCATTCGGATCGCGCACGCACTCCGGATTGGCATGTGGTGCCGGAGTATTCGTTAGCGTCACCGAGAGCAGCGACATAGCTTCATCGCTCGATGGCTCTACGTGGACAGTGCGCCGCGATGTCGACTTTGCAGGAGGCAGCGGCGTGGTTGTCTATGACCAGGCTCTCGGGTTCATATTTGCGGGCGATTCAAGCGAGGACGTGTATCGATCGGCTGATGGTCTCGCGTGGACGAAGATCCACGATCAGGTGTCCGTCAATGGCCTAGTCGGCTCGCCATATGGCTGGCTCGGGATGGCGGCGAGCCCCGACGGCACCTCAGTCGAGGGTCGCTATAGCTCGATCGCTGTCGACCAACCGGCCGACTTCATCGTCGACTACCTGACCAGCGACCAGATCAGGTGGATGAAGTTCATCGACGGTCAGCTCTGGGCGCTTGGCGGCACGAAGATCTATCTCGGGGGCGTGTTGTGACACTATGAGGTCGTGAAAGCACCATGACGCTATACTACACAGATCCCGAGCTCTCGACCGTCCCGCTCAAGTCGCGGACCCTCTCGGGTGAGCACATCGTCGCGCACGACGTCGACGCGCTGCCCGGCACGGTTGAGGCGGACATCGGTGCCAGCAGGGGGTTTCTTGCAACGATCGCGGGTGCGATCGCGGGCGGCAGCGTCAAGGCGGTACTTCAGGCAGGCACTGCCGCGATCGGTAAGCTGGCAGCGAATACAGGCGTGAACATCGGCGAGGTGAGCATTGCAGCGCCCAACATCGCGACAGTCACCAACGTGACATCAAGCGCAACCGCGGTCACGCTGCTTGCGGCGTATGCTGCGCGCGTCGGCGCGCTCATCGTAAACAACAGCACGAGCAAGCTGTACGTCAAGCTCGGCACGGGCGCGTCGACTACCAGTTGGTCCGTCGCGATCGAAGCGGGCGGGTACTGGGAGATGCCGCGTCGCTATTACACTGGGGCCATTACAGGAATCTGGGCAACCGCGAACGGGGACGCGCACGTCACGGAGACCTAACTGCGTTCTGATGTGAATCTACGATCGGAAAGTGAGAGTTCATCATGCGTGTCTATCACCTGCTCATAGCTGCGCTCTTGCTGGTAGGTTGCGCCCATGGCCCGGAACGCGGCAGGACCACGCCACGGCCACGGCCGCACAGCGGCGCGCTCTGGACTGACTCGATCCAAGATAGCTGCGCGGCGCCGCCCTATGGGTTCTCGCAGATTCAGCTCGAGCGGCCGATCGGGCAGTCGGTCGATGGCAGCGACGAGGTCGACCTCGTGCGCGTCGACAACCCGGACGGCGGCTCGGGGTTCGCGCTCAAGCACACCGCCACCTTCGATAACCAGGGCGGCTCTCGGTCGCAAGCTGGCATCTACAGCTTCGCGAACGCCACGTTCGACCAGCTGATCCGCAGCTCGAGCGGTGTCTACATTGCTGCCGAGTGGTTCTTCCCGGAGAAGATCACCGCCCGTGACAACCTCGATGGCGTCCCCTGGGTCAACCTCTGGGACTTCCACAGCGTGGGCTCCGGCGAACGCTGGGACACGCAGCCCGGCCTGATGCTCGCCGAGGATGGCTCGATGAAGGTGAAGTGGAACTGGCGCGCCGAGAACCCCGACACCGCTTGGTCCGAGGTGTCATTGCCGGTGGGTGAATGGTTCGATGTCGAGATGCACTATGTCTGGAGTAGCAGCTGCGCCACGCTCAGTTTCTGGGTCAACGGCGAGCTCGTGCTGGAACAGCAGGGCGTCAAGACGCGCGGGAGCAACCACAGCTCCGTCGAGACTTACATGAAGTTCTACGGCTCCGCGAACGGCGGCAACGACTGGGACCCCGAGCCCAGCGTCAAGTACATGCGCAACGTGCGGATGAGCGCTTCGCGCATCTGGCGCTGAGCGAGGGAGGTCGCCATGCCGCTCGTCAATCCGATCATCAGCAACGTTGCGCCGCTCAAGGTCGGCGGTAGTCCCAGCGCTGGCGCGGGACTGCTCGCGAGCGCGTTCGATCACGTGCACCCGCTAATCGAGACCGCTGGGCCAACGAACCTCAACATGGGCGCGATTCTCGACGGTGAGGCCGTTAGACGCGTTGGGGCAAATTTGGTGGGCAGATTGCTGCGTGCGAACAGCAATACCGGCAGCAACATCTCGACGACTCTCGCTACGCCCACAGACGTCTCGCCGAATCTGACGTTCCCATTGCAAGCCGGGTTCGCCTATGTGGCGTTGTGGCTGCTGAACTATGAGACGGCGAATGCGACCACTGGCATCATGTTGAGCGCCAACTTTACGGGGACCCCGACGTCAGCCCGACGCCTGGGTGCTCTCATCGCTACGGGCGCGACCACGATGTTCAGCAACACATCAGCGACCTTCGACACCCTACTCGGGAACCCTGCTGTAGGTCCGGGCAGCAACAATCGCGCCGCCCTTTTCTGGTGCCGCGTTGGGACCAGTACTGCTGGTGATCTCGCACTACGTTTTGCTTCAGGTGTCGCGGGGCAGGCGGCCACGATAGGCAGTGAATCGTTCGGCCTGGTGTTTCAGCAATGAAGCTCGGGAGCACCGGTCCCGAGGTCATGGCGTGGCAGCAGGCGCTCACCGCGCGCGGCTACCTGGCTGGCCCAGCTGACGGGGCGTTCGGCAAGCGCACGCACAACGCGACGCTCGGTCGCGTACGACGGGGCGGCGAACGTATGACTTTGCATCGTTGCCAGCGGGTCGTGCGGGCGTGCGGGCGTGCAGCCGGGCGATGCAGATGCCATCGAGGCGCACCGCGGCGGTGTAGCTGCCGGCGATGCTGGTTTGCTGCCAGGTGATCACGCCTTCACCGATACCGCGGGCTCAACGCTCAGCGCAAGGCAGCTGCGCGGATCTGCTCGGCGAGCAACTCGCACACGGCGCGGACATACGTGATGTCGCGATAGGCGACCTGGGGATCATGCGAGTACCACTGGGCCTCATTGGGAGCCAGGTCGAATCCGCCGCCGCAGTCGAACCCGATCCACCACGCGTCTGCAGGCTCGGTCATAGGGTCGACATCGTACCCGGGCGCACGTCCGGCAAAGCTCAGCCCGGCATGCGCCCCAGCCGGCACGCTGTCGAACGCTGCGCCGTGCCATGGGTGCCCGGGCGGGACGGCAGCATAGCCGCACCAGACGCCGCGGCGAGGGTGACGCACTGCCAAACACGGCACCCCGCGATGACACCACTCGACGCGGTCCGGCTCGCCCACCCAAGGGCCTGGGCCGTAACGGTGCTCATCGACGGTGGTCGGTGGGGTCGTTGCTGCCATGAGCCCCGTGGTACCCCGCGTGCGAGGGTCGGGCAACTGACTCGCCGCTCCGGCCGAC